TACTCGACACCGACGGTGACACGACCATTCAGCGGTTCCATCTGCAAATCGAGGAACGCCAACACCTTCTTGTCGGGGATACCCCAACGGTAAACGCCAGCATTCAACACACCTGAAGCGACCTTGTTCGTTGTTTGAGCGAACACTCCATCACCAGCAACCGAGAACACCGGTTGCCCGTTGAAGATCGTCACCGACTTCACAGCGCCCTGCACACCAGACGCAGCATTGCCAGCCATCACATCCGATGCGTACGCAGGCTGATTCTGTTGCACGAACTGGCCGAGGTCCAAACGACCCAAACCGGTCGACACCGCATCGTAGTTCGACCATCCGAACCACAAGAACCTGCCGTAACCGACACCGCACTCAACGTCAGCACCAGTCTCAATGATCGGACCGACAACCAGATCGTTGTTGTCGTCAGCGGAACAGAACCGGACACCACGGCTTGTGCCGAGCACCACGAACCCGAGGTAACTGCTGATACTGGTGATTGTTTCACCGGTCGGCAACTCCGCAGCGACGATCGGCACATCAAACCCTGTGCCGTCAGACTTCAACCCGAGCTTGTACACCAACGAAATCTCGCCGGCGTACCCGGCAGCGTAAACAGCGTTCTGTCCGGCAACAGCACCAACCCAGAAGAATGACGAGTTCGAATGCTCGTAGAAATGCGCGTGGGATGACGAACCGGAAGAGATAAAGTCAATCGCGTTGTTGTGCGTAGCGAGCAGCCAGCCTTTCGCATACGCCAACGTCGTGAACGAGAACGCTGTCGATCCTGAAGTCGGGTAGAACGCCGCTGCGGTTCCAGACCCTGGCGTATGACTGTAGATGCCAGCGTTGTCGTAAGCGACGTAGACGGTGGTGCCGTTCGTTCCCAACGCAACAATGTCAGGCGAACCGGCAGGACCACCAGACGAGATTGACGACGACCACGTTGACAGATCCGTCGTTTCCTTCAACGTCGGCCCATCGGCAACGTACACACGGGTGCCGACCGTGATCAACTGCAAGTTCGTGTTCGAGGACGCCAACGACACCTCGGTGTCAGGCAACAACCCCAACACACCTTCAGTCCACGGGTCAACACCTTTTGATGAACGGAACCGGTTCGCTGACGCCGTCGTGGAAGTGTCCGCATAATCCTGACCGGCACCCAAATGCCACGACGTTTGGGCTCGACGCCACAACCCTTGAGGGTTGATCGTTGCCTCACCGGGGATCGCACCATCATCAGTTGACTGACGCAACCGTTCCTCAAACGCCCTGATGAAACGGGCTTTCGTGTCAATCTGGTACGGCCTGCCGTTGATCGCTACCGGGAAAACCCAAGGGACAAGGTCCGACGCACCAGACGTGCCGGTGTAATACGCCGGACCTCCGGTGAAAGCATCAGTAAACGACAGGATCGGCATCGGTCACTTCCTGATCCGAACCGGATATGCCCTGTTCAACCGTGCAGCTTCCGCCAGGACACGATCACGTCGCATCCGCTGCAACTGAATCATCGAGTTCGAAATCGCACCAGCAGGCACCTCATCGGCACGACGAGTGTCGCCCTGCGACTCCGTAAAGTTCCTCTTCACTTCACGACCAGCCATCAACCTGATCTGAACCCCGTACACCAACAGGTCATCCATCGTGGTGCTGCCACCAACATCAGCGACCGTCGTAGCAGAAGACGTGAACGTCGAATACGGAGCCTTGTACAACACTCGGAGAGTGCCGGCACGAACCGCAGCGTCCAACGCAATCGCATAACCCGAAGCGAAATCTGAGGTCGGCATGTTCCGCAACAGACGCACGTTCCGAACAATCGGATAATCGTCGTTCAAATAGCGGTACCGCACGTCGTACAGATCAATCACATCCGTGGCGTTAGTGAGATTGATCATCCGGTCCGAACCGTTGTAGGCGATGTCGACGGTCTTCATCTGGAACAGACCGTTGACCGGTGACGACAGATCAGCAACTTCGCTGTTCAGATGGTTCAACACCTGATAGCGCGGGAACCTCGGGTTCGTGACAGTTGATTCACCGGCAGCGTGCGTGCTAGCGGTCGAACCGCCGTAGCCTCGCTCAACCGTCAACTGCTTCGCTGCTGCGTCTGCCTGCCAGACGTACATGAGTTCGTCACCGATCTGGATGACGCTGTTGTCTCGCAGCGACGAAAGAGGGTACGTCAACGTGACCGTCGTTGACGACGTGTCGGTAATGGCGGACGCCAACTTGTTTCGTTCTTCGATCGTGCCGGCCAACAGTTCGTTGATGGCACGGTCGATCAGCGTCGCCGCCGTAGTCATCTGTTACTTCTTCCGTGCTGCGCGTCGACGACCAGCAGCGGACATCGCCGCCATCTTCTTCGCTCCGTACTTCTTGCGGCCAACCGACGCGGCAACAGCTTCAGGGTCACGGGCACCAGATTTACGGGCTGACGCAGCAACCTGCTTGAACCGTTCACCGGAACCCAACTTCGGCTTCTTCGTTGCCATCACGACACCACGTTCTTTCTACGCTTCTTAGCCGGACCGTACTCACGGGCACGGTCACGGGCAGGCTCACCACGCTCATGAGCAACCTCTTCAGCCAGCGACAAAGCAGGACCGAAAGACGGCATACCAGGACCGTTACCTGATGCACGCTTCTTCTTGTTCTTCATGTACTTGCCACCGTAAACAGTCATGACCGAAGCCTACTAGAGGATCCCAGTCTCTACTTGCACCGCATGTTCCGCACGCTGCTCCATCGTCCTCGACCCATCAATATGCGCCGGTTGCAACCCATCTCGGCGGAGACGCTTGTAAGCAGCCATGTCAGAATCCCACCGTTTCTCGGTCGCATTGATCGACGCAGCCTGAGGACGACGGTTCGGCATCGCCGCAGACGCAAACGCCACACCAGAAATACGGCAAGCGAAACAGCCGTCAACATCCAAGTTCGGGTGCTTCTCACGATGCTTCACTCGATGTATTCCCCATATCCGGCAGCAACAAGCGCTGCTTCTTCTGTTGCGTCAACATCATACGAATGACCTCCGTAGTACGAAACGACCACGGTTGCCATGTCAGCAGGTTCCGACTCAACATACGAACCATCATCCAACTTGTACACGTTCCGACCTCTCGGAAGCGGCCGGTAATGTCGCAACAGACGGTACGCCAACCGGGTTTCCTGCGACCACGTCGTGTCCAGATCGAAATCTGACAGGCCGTGGAAATCATCCGTTGGTGGTGTGAACGTCGCCATCAAGTCACCTCGTATCCTGCTGCGACCAGATCGGCTTTCTCGTCTGCTGTGACGACGTTCGTGTGACCACCAAGGTAGGTGACGGTGACGGTGCCGTCCATCGGGTCAACGGTCGTGAATGAACCGTCAGCCAGTTTGTACACGTTCTTTGCTCGTCCTCCTGGGGCAGCGTACGAGAACAGTCGGTGCGGTGCGGTATTGAACCGGTAGTTCGCCCAAGGGAAATCGTCGTCTACTGGAGGACGGAAAATCAGAGTCTTGTACCACAACGATGCCGACGTTGACACGCCAGAAGCTGTCCCTGTTCTAGTGGCGATACGAAGCCCTGTTGCGGTATCGCTGCCGGTAGCACCACCAGAGCCGGTAGCGGTCCGTGGCCGCACGCCGATCGCTGTACTGGACGCTGTTCCTACACCTTCACCGGACGCTGTCCGAATGAACGGAGTGAAGAAGTTCGAGGTCGAGGTAGACGAACCTGCCGCCGCATTGTCGGCTGTCCGACTGACCGTACTGAACGACACGCTGACGGTTGCAGATCCGGAACTACCTGTTCCTGTTCCGTTCCGGACAAGAACTTTCTGTTCTGCCGAAGACGCTGCGCCGCTGCCTTCACCGGACGCTGTCCGTTTAGCTACGAGGACACCTACGGCTGTGTCGCCGGCTGTTGCGCCACCTGATCCTGTGGCGAATCTGGATCGGTCGATTGTTGTGACGGTTCCGGATGTTCCGGTGCCTGCGCCTGTCGCGGTTCGAGCGGTTGTGGTGTAGAACGATGCGGTAGCGGTCGAACTGCCGGTACCAGTACCTGTGGCGGTTGCGGTGACGGTTGTTACTTGGTCGCTGGTGAGGACGAAGTCGAATGCGTCTGTGGCCGGTGTGGTGTAGGCGGTGAGGACGAAGTCGATAACTGTCATGACCAGATCACATGCAACGGGGCGGTGTAAGTGTCACTTCCACTTTTGTGGATGCAGTAGACGACCGTGTTTGGTGACGGTATGTCAGAAATATATTCGGCGATGCTGTAATCGCCGTTCACATCTGTTGATGTGACCGCTTTGACAACGGCACCTGTCATCGAGGCACTTTCGCCTGTTACAGCAACGACGGTCGCTCCTGATACCGGGCTACCGGCCAGCGTTACGTTGCCGCTTGCTTGGATACCAGCAGCGTTGATCTTGACTTGGATGTGTGCCCAACCATCGCTAAGAGACGCTTCCCAATGGTTACCAGCAAGGTTGCTTGAACCAGCAACGTATTCTTTGTAACTCCAACCAACAGAAACACCAGCCGAAGTTCCTATTTCAAGAAGTCTTCCGCTTGCCAACAAAAGACCGTTGGAATCCGTGTTCGAAGCATCAGAATCAGACCATGCTGCGTCTGAATCTGTGCCGATGACACCATCTCCACCGTCGTAAGAAACCACGCCGAGAAGAAGACCGTCATGATTATCGTAAGTAGACGGCACATTACCTTGAGTGAAGTTAGTTGTGTCGGCAGTAGAAACGTAACTGTCAACAGTATCAAAGATCAAACTTGAACTTTGAGCCGTACCAGAAATACGAAGATAAAACACTCCAATATCGGTACTGCCAGACGTGTCAGTAACCGTTTCAGATGAGCCTTCAGTACCATCAGCAACACGCCACATGATCGCAACGTGACAATCAGTAACGGTATCGCCTACTTCATCAAGCAACGTCCAACCAGACGGAACAGCAAAATCTTGACCACCAGTAATGTTATCGGACCCTACAAGTAGCAACAAAAGATCGCCAGCCGTCACACCAGACGGCTTAGACGGAGACGCACTACCAGAACCAGTTGCGCTAGTAAAACCCTCGATAACCGGAACAGCCACAACCGGCCTCCGATCAATCCAACGTCAAAGTCAACGACGTGATCTGAAACGTATCACCAGCAGTCACAGCAGCAGACGACGACAACGCACCAGACCACAAACAGTTCCCAGCAGTCGACGCATCCCACATCGACCAATGCGTATACGTCTCAGACGTACTCACGTTCGTCCACTCAACAGTCGCCGACGAAACCATCGAACCACCAGAAGCAGCACCAAACGACACAGCCTGACGAGTCGTCTCAGAAGCAGCATTAGCCGTACCATCCTCACCAGGATCGCCCGTATGCAACTTCAAATACGTCCCAGCAGAGTTATACGTCCCGTTGCCGCCAGCAGCGTCCAACAGTTCATTCTCCAAAAAGTTCGAGATACTCATCTCATCACCACTTCACTCGGTCGGCCCAATACGCAGCAGACATCAGAAACCAGTCTGGCAGGGTGCCCCAACGTCTCAGGGCACCCTGCCATCAGGATCAGGCGTTCGCGCCGATGCTGGACGACGACTCGATACGACGCAGCGAAGCCTCACGGAACCGGCCGTAACCGCCAAGCCAGTACCAACCGATCGGCTGGAACCGCTCAAGGGTGTCAGTCACCGGACCACGAACGATCTTCGGCATCGGACCGTTACCGTCCACGATCGAGTGCGCCTTGGCGATGGCCTGACGACCCATGATGTGAGTGCCGTACACGTCGATGTCGCCGGCCGAACCAGCACCATCGGAAGCGTCAGCCCACAACTTCGCACGCGGCGTCTCAATGAACCGGACACCTTCGAAAGCGCCGATCTCACCGTTGTAGATCATGTCGGTGTCGACATAGACGTGCGGGTCACGCCAAGCGGCAGCGCCAGTCTCCGAACGGAGGTCGTACGACACGTCAGGGTGGATGTAACCCATGTACATGCCGTTGAACGTCGGGACGTTCGCGCCACGCAACTGGGCGGTCACCTTGCGGATGTCGTTCGCCTCAATCACGTCCTCGGCGGCGATCGTGGTACGGCTCGTCGGGGTGGACGAACCACCACCACCGTAGACCACGTTGCTGCCACCGGCGATCACGTCACGCACGATCGAGTCGAGCGAGATGCCAGCGTTGTAGCCGACGACGTTCGCAGCGACGGTGTCCACGTCGAGGAACGAGGTGCCACGCAGCTTCGCGGTGGTGAGGACGGCGTTACCGTACTCAGCGAGGGTCACGGTGACCTGACTGTCGCCCATTGCCACAGCGGTGACATCGGACGTTTCGGTCAGAGCGGAGGTGGCCTCGGCGAGGTCGTTGAAGATGGTGAACGTCACCGACGAGCCAGGCATGGCCTGCTGGGTCGGCTGGACCTCAACCGCAGCGTCGAACAGAAGTTCGGTGCGGAGAGCGAAATAGGCAAGCCTGTCAAATGCGGCCTGGTCGGTGGAAAGGCTGGAAGTCTGGGTGTATGCCATGAGGGCGTTCCTTTGAGGAGGAGCCCGAAAGTGTTATCGGGCTTGTTGGGCTCTTGCTTGTTCAAGCAACGATTCGACTTCGGCGGCGCTCTTCGCCTGGTTGATACGAGTCACCCAATCCACTTCTTCGACCGATTCGGCACCGGCAGCAACCTGCGAGGAACGATTCCACGCTCCTGCTTCCTGCTGGACCTGTTCGGCTTTCGTGTCACGGATGATCTGCGCCTCAACGGCGGCTTCACGAATCGCTTCTGGAGTCAACTCGCCGTCGTACGCCTTCACGAAATACTTGGCGGTCGGGTTGGCAGGATCAACTCCAGCCTTCACGAACGCCAACTCGCGTGCAGCGCCAGCGGCTTCTTCGGCACGGGCCTTGAGTTCGGCGTTCTCCTGTTCAAGAACCTTCATGCGGTCCCTGAGAGGGTTACGACCCGACTCTTCCGTGTCGAACTCGTCGTTGCTCATTTGTACACTCCTCAAGCCCTATCTCTAGTCGGAGGCAACTAGAGATGCTGCGTATGTTCTCCCCTGACGGGGGTTCCTGCCGGTTGGCATCAACGCAGAGTGTAACAGCACAAAACGATGTGTGAGAGGATTATGCGATTGCTGTAGTTCCTTCAGCACC